CAGAATGGTTTTGAGGGTGAGTGAGAAAATTAATATCATGCCTCAAGCGGGTCCTCAAAAAGTATTTCTCGCAAGTCGGGCCAACATCGCAATTTTCGGTGGCGGAGCTGGGGGCGGTAAATCCTATGCCCTCTTGCTCGAAGTCCTCAGGCATTTTAATAACTCCAAATTTTCGGCATTGGTCTTTAGAAGAAATTCAACGCAAGTTAGAAATCCAGGCGGCCTCTGGGACATGTCGGCCGAAATGTATTCTTCGCTTGGTGCCGTCGCCAAGCAAGCTTTCCTTGAGTGGGAATTCCCAAGTGGAGCAAGTGTGAAATTTGCTCATCTCGAGAACAAGGAAACAGTATTTAATTATCAAGGAGCTCAGGTCCCACTTATTTGCTGGGACGAGCTCACACATTTTGAAGAGTCGCAGTTTTGGTACATGATGAGTCGCTTGCGGTCCACCTCTGGTGTACCGGGGTATATGCGCGCAACCTGCAATCCGGACCCCGACTCATGGGTCCGCAAACTTGTAGATTGGTGGATTGATGACGACGGATATCCTATTAAAGAACGCGCAGGAAAGCTTCGCTGGTTTATTCGTCGTGACGATAGTTTTGTATGGGCTGACGAGAAAACAGCCTTCACTGAAAACGACATGCCTCGTTCTGTTACTTTTATTCCTAGCTTGGTTCACGATAACAAAATTCTGCTAAGTAAAGATCCAACCTACGTTGCGAATTTAAAATCGCTTTCGCGCGTTGATCGCGCACGACTACTCGAGGGCAATTGGAATGCCAGAGCTAATGCGGGCTCATTATTTCGTCGCGAGTGGTTTCCAATGGTGGAAGCAATTCCATCTGGTTGGGTACAAGCGGTTAGGTTCTGGGACCGCGCGGCCACAAAGCCAAGTGAACATAATCCTGACCCAGACTGGACTCGTGGACTTCTACTTTATAAGTATGCAAACAATACTTGGATTGTCGGCGATCTTCGGTCTGATCGCGATACACCTGGACGTATTGAAAACTTAATTCGTAATACCGCACAGTACGACGGCGGACGCATAGAAATAGTTTCGCAGCAAGATCCAGGTAGTGCCGGAGTTGCAGAAGCTGAATATTTTGTAAGGATGCTTGCGGGTTACAACGTTCGCACAGTTTTACTTAACCACGACAAGGTAACTCGGGCGAAGCCGGTGTCAGCGCAGTGCGAAGCCGGAAATATTTCTATCTTGCGTGCGCCGTGGAATGAGGCACTATTTTCAGAGTTAGAAAATTTCAGCGACAACGATAAGGAATACGCTCACGACGATATCGTCGATGTATTCTCGGGCGCATTTAATGAATTGACCGGCGGCAGGTCTTTAGCTGACGCTTATTCGGGGAGAATGTAGATGAGTAAAAAAAGACCGAGCGGAAAAGGCATGCAAAAAGTAGCAGAGGTTGCATGGGCGCCACCAGAAAAAGCTCCTGAATCTTTATCTAGTCTTATCACTAATCCGAGTATGGCTAATGACCTACTCTCGAAAATGCAAAACCAAAACCCCGGATTCTTTGGTGGGGGTAACATCCCACTAGGCACCCCTGGCGGTTTTCCAGGCGGCGGCTCTATTCAGCCAGTTGAAGATTCAACGACGATGTTTGAAAATCTTCGTTGGTACCTTGTATCTAATTTTAGACAGCTACTCTCGCAAGCCTTTGTTGAAATTGGTTTAGTGCAAACTATTTGTATAGTGCCAGTGCAAGACGGTCTTCGCGGCGGCATTATGATTAAATCAAAGCAGATCAGCGAAGAAGAGATTCATCAATTGCAAGTTTCGGTTGATCGCGACGATGACTTAGGAACTTGCGCATGGTCTGCAATTTGGGAACGACTGTACGGCGGCGCCGGGATTATAACCTTGCTTGGTGATCAAGATCCGGAAGAGCCTTTAAATATAGAAGCGATCACGGAAGATACTGAACTCGAGTTTCGCGACGTTGATATGTGGGAATTATTTTTGGACAAGCAAAACGTCGAGGGTTACGACCCACAAATTCAAGCCCAAGAGTTTGAGTTTTACGACTACTACGCAGAGCCTATTCACAAGTCTCGGGTCATGCTTCTAAAAGGACTTAAAGCCCCAAGCTTCATTCGTCCTCGTCTCCGCGGTTGGGGCGTGAGTGTTGTTGAAACGCTCATCCGCTCAGTTAATCAGTACCTCAAGGCAACGAACTTGAGCTTTGAGGTGCTAGACGAATTTAAAATCGACGTTTACAAAATTAAGAATTTAGTAAATACACTGCTTAGTCCGACTGCCGGCCACCAAGTTAAGCAAACTGTGCAAATGCTCAATTGGCAGAAGAACTACAATAATGCCGTTGTGCTCGATTCTGAGGATGATTTCGTCCAAAAGAATTTATCGTTTGCAGGTCTTGCTGAAGCAATGGACGGAATCCGCATGCAGGTTGCAGCGGACATGCGCATGCCAATTACAAAACTGTTTGGCACAAGCGTGAGTAAAGGCTTTGCGACCGATCAAAACGACATGGAGAACTATAATTCCATGATTGAATCAGAGGTGCGGGTAAAACTTAAATACCATATTATCACCATGCTTGAGCTCAAGTGCATGAAGCTATTTGGCTACGTGCCAGAAGATTTGGAAATTGAGTTTAAGCCACTTCGTGAATTATCAGCAGTTGATCAAGAAAACGTTAAAACTCAAAAGTTCACAAGGTTACTGCAAGCTAAACAAGCGGGCCTTGTATCTGACGTTGAGTTTCGCGATGCCAGTAATAAGGGTAAACTCTTTGACGTTGAGCTAGATACTACAGATGTAGGTTTAGCTTTAGTCGATGAGGACAATGCGGACGATGCCGAAGAACAAGCAGACGACGGGCAACAGCCCGGTGCCGACAGATCAGATTCTCGCAAGGTCGACGTGACAGATGAAAAGAAAACTACCGCAAAGAATAAGCAAATTAAGAATGAAGACTTTGACGAAGCAAAGCACCCTCGAGCCAAAGACGGCAAGTTTGGCAAAGGTGGGGGTGGTAGCTCTGGCGAAGGAAAAAAGTCCGGGGAGCCCAAGGGCGGAGCTGGAGTAAAAGTAAAAATGTCTGAAAAAACTTCTCAAGAAGAAAATATGTCAATAGCTACATACGGCGGTTTTGGCCATTTTGATATTGCTAAAATGCTCACGGGTAAAGAAAAGTTAGTTCGTGAGGGCGACCGAGAAAAGGCAAAAAAGGATATTGCTCATATCGATGCCGCTATTGATAAAAGCACTCTAGCTGAAGACACCACGGTATTTAGGGGCATGTATGGTGCTTCGGAGTGGGCCGCTAAGGGAGAATCGGCGGTTGGCACTAGCTTTGATGTTTCAACATATTGGTCAACGTCTGCAGATAAAGACATTGCCAAAGGGTTCACCTCTAAAGGCGGCAACGCCAAAAATCCTGACAAAGATGCCGTGATGTTTGAAATGAAATTAAAAAGCGGTCAAAAAGCCCTAGACGTATCTGAAATAAAAGATCCTACGGGAGAGAAAACGCGTAATGAGAAAGAAATGCTTTTACCGCGAGGGCAAAAATTCAAGGTCACCGGCTTTAGAAAAGAAAACGGAATTCCTGTGTATACTGTCGAGGCAGAAGAAACGGTTAAAAACTCAGATCGTTTTGATCTTGCTTCTTACGAAGCCGATGGCGGCGATACTTGGATTTCAGAAGAACGTGCGCGCGGGCTATCGGTGCTATCGCACATTTCAGATTCACCAAAGTATAAAGAAGCTAAATCTAAATCGGAACGAATTACGGGTCGCACTAACGTAGCATTTGCATTGTGGCTGTTTAAAAAACTCGGGGGTAAGTTGTGAAATTAGAATCTAATTTGAGTGTACCGTTTCTTGCTGGTGTAACCATGGCGACTATTGAGCGTCACTGGATTCTAAAAGCACTTGCCTACTACAGCGGTAACAAAACCCAAACAGCTTCTGCTCTTGGTATTTCAGTTAGAACTATTGATAACAAGCTCAAAGAATACGAACAAGAGGAGTTAGACCATGCAGACCGAGCAGCAAACGACAGAGCCGATAAATCCCGAGAGCTTGAGCGACAACGCGGAGCCCTTATCACCCAGTACAACGGACTCGGCTCCGCCAACCAAATTAATCCCATCATGGCGGGAGCGCCAAAAAGCGCTAGCCCTCCAGTCCAAAATGGCCTTGAAGCCATCCGAGGGTCACGCGTGGAATCCGCTGCGCAAACTGTCGCGGAACCGGCTTTGCCCGTGTCTAAGCGGCAAGAAGTTCAAAGCGTGTTGCCTAAACAGTCTTCCTCCGGTGGTCACGGCAAAAGAGGCTGAGATTTATAAAAAGCAAATGCTTCTGCCTGATTTGATTTTTCTAACGAAAGCAAATGAAGAGAAGACCAAGCACTTAGTTGCAGAGCAGATAAAGGAGAACGAATGCAAATCACAGGACGAATCGAAGGCCTAAAGATTTCTCAGCACAACGACCAAAGACGAGTTGAGGTAGTGCTCAGCGGACTAATTACTAAAGAGCAAGAGCAACAATTTGTGGCCGCGTTTATGAGCGCACAAGTAAAAGGGCTTATGACTTTTACCGATACTGTTTTTGGTAAGGACATTATGTTTGACCTTGGTGCTGAAGCTAAAAAAGGATAAATAATGCGTATTTTTACGTTCTTACTTTTATTTTCTGTACGTATATTTGCGGACACTCCCCCACCGACTTCTATTCTTTACCTTAAGGCCGGATCTTGTGTCGGCTTTGTGCAGGGAGCATCGGGCAGTCTTTCTTGTTCTACGGGCTCCGCGCCGCTTAATTTACTATTACCTTCCCAAGGCGGTAACGCCGGAAAATTTCTATCCACTGACGGTACAACGGCTAGCTGGCAATCAACACTTACAAGCGTTCCGTGGGGCTCAATCACGGGCACACTTTCAAATCAGACAGATTTGCAAAGCGCGCTCAATGCTAAGCAACCAACCGGAAACTATATTACCGCCCTTACTGGTGACGTATCAGCAGCAGGACCGGGCTCGGCTTCTACTTCTCTTATTGCGACTACTAATAGTACGATTACGACTTTATCAGCGTTGTCGCTTCCTTATTCTCAAATTACAGGCACACCAACTCCGGGTGCAAATACTGCGCTTAGTAATTTAGTCTCAACCTCAATTAATCAAAGCCTACTGCCGAATTCGGACAATTCTCTCAACATAGGAAGCAACGGGCTCGGCTGGTCAAATGTTTGGGCTTATAACGTACAAAGCCCTACCGGAATTTTGAACATCCAGGCAAACACTGGAAATCTAAATCTGGAGAGTTCAAATGCAAATATTACTGTGTCTACTCCGGGCGGAATTATAGTTATGGAGCCGCAACCTGGGGCGGCAGTTGTCATAGGTAACGGCGCAGTTGCGCAGACTACAAGTTTTCTCGGATTTTACGACGCTACTGGGACACACCACTTGGTGGGATTTGAAGCACCAAATAACGTTAGTACTAATACAGTGTGGGCTCTTCCTCGCGCTGACGGTTCAAGTGGACAAGTGCTAAGCACCGATGGCTCGGCAAATCTTTCTTGGACTACGCCGTCCAGCTTGCCAAGCTTAACAAGCGGCTCAGTCGTTTTTTCAAACGGCACAACGCTTGCTCAAGACAACTCAAAGTTCTTTTGGGACGACACTAATTTAGCGCTTGGTATTGGAACCATTCCGGCATCGACTGCGGTCCTTGACGTTGTGAATAGTTCTGGCTCTACAAAAGCAATTCAGACGACTGCTTACGGCGCGACGTCTCCATTTCGTGGTCGGTATGCTAACGGCACCTTGGGAAGTCCCACGGCGGCAACGACTGGGAATAACCTTTCTGTTTTCTCTGGTCGTGGTTATGGCACGACTGGATTTGCTGCGACCTCGACGGGCATTATAAATATTAATGCGACTGGGACTTTTACTGATACGTCAATGCCAACCGCAATTGCATTTAGCACCACACCAGTAAATGCTATAACTGCGGCCGAATCAGCCAGGCTTTCAAGTACGGCGACTTCATCGACGTTTCAGATTTCTCAGTCTTCGACTAATCTCACTACCTTTACAGTCGATTCAACAAATAGTTTAAGCGTAGTCCCGAGCACGAACACTGCTCCAACGGGTGGAAACGTAAACATCAATAGTGCTCCTGCTCAAGCGGTTGTCGGTGGAACAGCTGGCATCATAAACATTTTAGGCGGCGCTGGAAGTTCCGTCGGCTCTGGTGGTAATGGCGGATTTATAAATATTACGGGCGGTAACGCTAATGGAGATTCAACTACAGATGGTCTCGGCGGAAATATAGTTCTGACTGCCGGAAACGCTACTGGCGCAAGCAATGGCGCCTACACTTCCATCAATGGCGGTACTGGCGGCCCTGGAATCACCACGGGCGCGCAAACCGGTGCTGGCGGTGGAGCTGTAGTTATCAATGGCGGCATGGGCGGAACTGGTGTCAACGGTTCTGCGGGCGGCGGTGTTGTCAACGTGACTGGCGGTCCAGGTGCGCCGTCATCGGTCGGAGTGGCCGGCGGCGGAGGTGGAGTTACTATCGCAGGCGGAAACGGCGCCCTAGGCCCGACGACTGGTGGGAATGCTGGTGGGGTCACAATTAAGGGCGGAGTCGCTGCCGCAATGGCCGGGGCAAATGGCGCGGCCATTGCAGTAAATGGATCGTCTGGAAGTGCCACAGGTTCAGGCGGCGCAGGCGGCGGCGTATCTTTTACAGGCGGAAATGGTCTTGGCGACAATACTGTTAACCACGCTGGTGGAAATATAACGGGCACTGCGGGCAATTCTGCCGGCGGTTCCGGCGGCGGTACTGTAACTTTAACCGCAGGTACCGGCGGAGCTGGAGCTGGTACAGCAGGAGCCGCGGGCGGAGGAATGACTCTGACTGGCGGCATCGGCGGAGCTGGAAGTGCTACTTCTGCCAATGGTGGGGCGGTAACTATTCGCGGCGGAGTCGGCGGCGGTGGTGTAGCGGGTGCCGGCGGCGGAGCTGTTAGTTTAATCGGGGGCGCTGCAGGACTTGGTTCAGCCTCTGGAGGAAATGGTGGAACGGCAGCACTCACTGGCGGAGCGGCGGCAGCGGTCGCTGGTTCGGCTGGCGGAGCAGCTACTGTAACAGGCACGGCAGGTTCCAATACTGGATCTGGCGGCGCGGGCGGAGCAGTTAGTCTTATCGGCGGAGCCGCCGGCGGTGATAACACAGTTAATAACGCCGGCGGTACGGTTACAATAACTGCCGGTCTTGCAAAAGGTAGCAGCGCAGGTGCTGCTATCGGTATCACCGCAGGAGCGGGCGGTCTTGGAACCGGAACTGCGGGCGCAAATGGTGGAGCGATCACG